AATCGCTTCTTGCTGTCTGCTGCGGAACATTGCGAGCTTGGCTATTCTTTGTGCGCGAACATTGTTGACAGTGAACGGAAGCGGCATATCAAGATAGATAGGGTCGCCATCTTGAGTAGCATATGTGCTAGAAATCTGTGCGGGATAATCAGCAAGAATATAGTTGTCATCCTCTGACAAGAAAACGCCCTTCACGCTATTGTAAGCGTTTCTTCGAGACTGCTTGGTCTGTATGCTTATTTCACCAACCGCGACAGACTCATCAACAGTATAATTAGGAGTTAAATATTCTCCAGCATGAATTTCAAACTTGCCCGAAGAAAAGACAAGTCGGCCAATCATAGCGCCAAGCATTGAGTCAATATTAGACTTAATAGATGATGCCGTATCCACAACACCATCCATCGTGTATCTTTTTTGCGTACCGCCAGCAGCAAGCGCAACAGTATCATCACAAACAGTAGCGGCAGCATCAACGCTGGAGGTTAGTATATTACCAGCAGATTCGCCAAGGCCGTATTTGGTATCGCGAAGGTAGTCATAAATACACAAGGCAGGATTTTCAGACCAGGCTGTAGTGCTAGTTGCTGGGTTTAATACTTTCTTACCTCGAATAACTGTTGAGATATTAGGCAAGCCATTAGCAAACTTATCTACATCATAGGTTAACTGAATTGCCATGTAAGCGGTATCTAATAACTTATGGTCTGATGTCCACTTTGAGGATGCAGCAACTAGCGCACTGTCTGCTGTAGTCTGATCTCCTTTATGGAAACCTATGCTTACATAATTTCCCCAGGTTCCAACAAATGATCCACCATCCCAAATCTTGATATCGTTAAACCAGACTTCCTCATAGGCATCTATTTCATGTCCAGCTACAACAATAACCAGCCACAGGTATTTCTTATCTGCACCAGTTGACTCCAAGTAAACAAGATTCCCGCCTATCCTAGCTCGACCATAAACAATCTTTCTAGAATGCGCGGCATCTCTTGAAGTTACCGACCTGCCACTCATCTGAGAGCCTAAATCTGGAGACGGCATGAGGGCGCGGGAGACCATTGACAATCCCGCTCCGATAGCAAATGCAACGAATAGGTTTATTCCTGCATTCGCAATCGCCGCGCCTCCAGCGTATATTAGACCTGCTATTACAGATGCTGCCATTTTTAGCCCTTAAAGCACTTAGAATAAATGCGCTCAATCAAATCAAAGCTCATTCGGGTTAATAAACTATCAAAAGGTATGTGTACCTTTGTATTGATATTCAGCAAAGAAACATTATTTTCTTCACAGTGTTCTTCTGCATATTTTATAAGTTGATAGCCTGTAGCGCCTTCTCTATGTTCTGGCAAAACAAACGTCACATCGTTTACCGCAAATACATGATCAGAGTAATGAATGCTCTTAGAGACTAGCAGAACACAATAACCAACTAACTCTCCTTGCGATCTAGCAGTAAAAATCCTAAGCACACCAGCCGCGTCTAATCGAGCATACTCATTCCAGTCTGGATTAAGTTTTATTGTTCCCTTGTTTAAAGCAACAAGCTCCCAGTGCTTTTCTAGCAAAGGCTTAATCTCTTCTTTCACATTAGCTAGGCATTCATGGGCTATATTAATCATCTTTCTTGGTATGACCCACCCTCATAACTACCGCCATCGTCATAATGACCATTTGACGTTCCTGTTGCCCGGCCCCAAATGATGTCTTTATTCTGAATAGCAGTCACGAACTCAAAGCCAGCATCATAATTAGGGTTGGGATCACCATTAGCTAATTTCAAAGGATAATCAATCTTTTGATCTTCTGCGGTATATCTTCTGATCTTAGACCTCTCAAATGCAATTAACTTATTCTCGCAAGCTATAGATATTGTTGAGGTATCGCCTGACTCAGCGATAGTCATAGTATCCATAAAGCCAGCAAATATAACAGTCGGATCAGCCACTAGATCACCAGAGGCATCAAACGCGCCAAGCATTACAGTTATGGCCCTGCCCTGATATTCGTGATCTTTAGCTATCACCACCAGGGAGGATTTAACCCCGGTTAGCGTGACATTTAAGCCGCTTGCCTGCATGTCAGATGTCTCAGTTACTGAGCTAATACTAAGAAGGTCACCAACACCAGTATAGGTCTCACCACCATATGAAAGATCGCCAACACCAGACCACAAGTTTAAGTCGTTAGGGGCTTCGCCTGAGTCAAATACCATACGCACTAGAAAGATAGGCCGAACAATATCGGCTGTAGCAACTGCCTGCATACCACTTGTGAGACTGCGGCTCATAGTGCTTCCACCATAGCAAAGCTAAAACCCTGCAAACTAGCTTCGTTAGTTGACCAAGACACATCATTTGATGCCATACGCCAAAGACTTTTAGGCTGGGTAAAGTCCAATGCCTGACCAGTAGCTATTGTTTCTCTAAGGGGTGGCTGAAACTCTAAAGTTCCTGCACCTGCTGACTTGTCAGCCGTTACTAGGTAAAGATAACTGCCTAACTGAAAGTATGTGCCTGCCGATACTGCTGTACTGCCTGATGATGTTGTCAGGGTCTCTGATCGAATCGCAGTTGATCCGCTAGTCAATACTATCGCTGTGTCTGTATGCAACGGGCTGCCGAAAGTAAACGTGCCTTCACGGCCTTTTAGTCCAACAATAAATGCTTCTACTGATCGTGCCTCTGCATAGGTTAGAGGTGGCAGGGTAACCTCAGCCTCCCATCGTGCGCCCTGATGGCTATAGACCTGCGTGTCTAGAGTAAAGGGAGACTCAGCAACAGATACCACGCGCCGCAGGCGCATAGACACGTTCTGAATGCCAACATTAGGAAAAGATAAAGGCATTACTTATGCTCCGACCATTGCTTTGCTGAAGTTGCCACCACGAACCCTAGCGTCTGCTACAGCACCTTTAGCTGCCTGGGCGATCTGTGGCATTAGTTGCACTATCTCCGCTCTAACAGTGCTTTGAACGCCTGTAGTGACGTTAATCGTCTGGTTAACTACTACGCCATTAGCGCCCTGGCCCTTTGTGTGATCAACAACTGTTTCATTAGGATGGAGAATAGCTGCAAACCCACCTTTGCCATCTAGACCGCCTGACCTCGATCCCTTGCCTGTAAATCCACCGCCTTCAAAACTGGCAACAGCCTGTGCGGCGACCATAGCAGCAGATGCGTAGCCAACTGCTCTAATTCCTTGAGCTGACGCTAAAAAGCCCATTATTCCACCGACACTAGCCGCCTGAGCACCCGCAGCCAGGGCAGCTCTTTCTGTGTCTACGATAATCTGCGCGACAGCTAATGCTTTCTGAACTGCGAAAGCTGCCTTACCCGCAGCGGATTGCTTGCCTAGCAAATCACCCATTTGCCCAGTCATTGCTTCAGCCCCAGCTAAAGCTTGATCTTGAACTCTCTGCTTGGCCTCTTCTATTCTTCTGGCTTCATCCGCAGCCCTCTGACGTATCTGGGTTTCCTTTTCCATATGGCTTTGCAGCTTTGCTTCTTGCTCTAAGAATCTTTCATCTCTTTTAGCGATTTCATCTGCATCTAGGGCAGCCATTAAGGCAATAAATTGTCCCTTATCGATAACCTGAAGGTCATAAGATTTTTTAATTACTTCTCTTTGACGGTCGTATTGAGTTGCAATTAACAGCTCTTCAGCTAAAAGGCCGTCTCTTATCTGGGTAATTTGTTTATCTAGATTAGTCTTGGTTCTTTTAAGCTCTTTAGCGTCTCTTTCGATTTGCTTTTTGGCATTCTTATCTTTTTCTAAGTTAAGCTTTTCTATAGCCTCTTCTATCTCTAGCTCTCGCTGCTTTTCATCTATTAAGGCTTGAAGGCTTTTAGCTCGATCTATATCACCTTGAATCGCACCGGCCTGCTGTGCATTGTATTCAGCCAACTGCACATTTGTCATTCCAAGCGTGGCAAGCTCTTCCTTTAGCTTATCAAGCAAAGATTGTGTTGCATCAGTGCGTTCATCAGTCTTCTTCTTAATGTCTATAATGTTTTGGGCAGCTTTTGCATTAACTTCAAGTAATCTAATCGATTCTAATGCCAAATCATTTGTAGCAGACTCAAACGAGCGAAGACCTACAGCCGCTGCAAACAGGGTTTTTGCATACGTTACAAATCCAACAGAGGCATTGTCTATGCCTTCTTCTAAATCTTTTATTTCATTAGCAGCTTGCCGAAGAGCAATTGCTTTAAGAGAATCATCTAACTCGTCAAAGTTCTCATATAGCCGCTTACTTTGTTCAGCAGCATCTTTCATTGCCTGAGATGTCTTGAATAGGCTTGGCAGCATAGATGTGGCAATAGCCGCAGTAACAGCCAAGAATGCACCCACAACCGCGCCCTGCGGCCCGAAAAGAGACGCAATCTGAGAACCCTGCTGACCTATAATAATGAATGGATTTTGGCCGCTTTGGAGCATCACGGCAATATCCTGCACCTGGTGGCCCATTTGTCCCATGCCACCTCGGACGATGCGGAATTGCCGATCTACTGCCTTTCCTTGCTTTTCCGTTTTCTTCAACTGCTGGTTAAGCTGATTAAGAACAGGGGCTGCTGAATTCTTGGCTTTTACATCAATTAGTACTGGATTTACTGCCATTTTGCTTTTCCTGTTTTATTCTTAAAAACGTCAACCAGTGCTGAAACTCAGAAACTGTCATTTCTAGTATTGTCGAAAGTGGCTGACCAAGATGTTCAGCCAAGAAATACATCATGTATAACTCAGTTGGATCACCTTGATCATTTATTAGTTTCCCTCGATGTCCTCTTCATCATCAGTAAGATTAAGAACGAAGTTTGCAACCGCAGACAAAACATCAGGATCAACATTTGTTTTTAATTTCTGCTTGTCCCCGATGTCAAATACAGGATCGCCCTTATCGTCAGTAACCCCAAATATAACAGCATAAACGAGATAGTCTGATGTATCGCCATCAGCACGACTCATAAACTTAGCTTTATCTGCTAATGAGAGGTTTTTTGAATAGAGAGTGGTTTCCCACTCATCTACTCGCAATTGACGAATCTCTTTCTTACTGAAGTGAGAGATTGCCGAATCTATTAACTTAGCCATTAAGCGACATCAGCTTCTGTTAGTGCGCCATTTCCAGTTACAGAGAATGAGGCTTCGATTAAGCCGTCTACCGCAGCAGTCTTGCTGACAGAAGTCACAATACAAGCACCTGACCAGTATTTGTTCCCGGTAGTGTTGCCAATTGGATACAGGTTCAGAGTAATTTCTGCGCCTTCATCTAGGGCAAGCTGACCAGTAGTATCTGCATCATCCCAAATTGCGTTGAAAGAAGAAGTCCATGATTTTAATGTAGGCTTATTGGTTACCCAAGAATCACCCATCACGGTATCAGCTACTACTTCTGAAGTTGTCTCTAAAGACCAATCTTTAATTTCAGCTACAGCATTCGCACCAACGTATACCGCGCCATTTTTACCTACATATGTTGCCATTTTAAACTACCTCTAAGCGCCATAGCGCGTTAATTAACGTCAGCGAAAATCGCCATTACACTGCAACATCAGGGTTATCTTCTAACGTCTGATATTGCACTTCAATGGTAAGAGTAGCGCGGCTTACCGGCTGGTCTCCATCACCATTAAAATCTGCTTCAAATCCAGTTATCATAACATCTTGAGCATTCCCGCCCAAGGTTCTGTTTGCGTACAATGCCTCTTCTATCTCAAGGCATATTTGATCTATTGTATTGTCGTACCCAGTAGTGCCTTTTACATATGCTTCTACAGTAAAGGATGTCGCTCTGAGCTGCAATCTAGGCACACCTATAGTCTGGTACTCAGTGGTCTCTGCTCGGCTGTATATAAGCAATCCAGGCAGCTTATCAGGCGCTATTGGATAGACTCTGCTCTGATAAACTTTGTTTCCTGTTGTAGCCAGGCCGGTCAATGCGCTTGTTACGCTATCTCTAAGTAACTTCCTAACGTGAGCCATTATTGAGCCTCTAAAGCTAGTTCAGTGATACCTGTGCCATCAGCCATTACAATACTCACTTTGTACATAAAAGATCGAATCATAAACGAATCGCCTTCAGCAACGCCCGATACATCAGAAGATCGAAGTGTAAGCCTTGGCTGAGTCAGGGCAAAAGGTACAGACCCGCCTACCTCTACCGCGTCATACACTTGATCAAATATCGCTTTAACTTTACTAGAAGTTCCACCGGCAGGTGTATACGAAACGGTTTCACCGAAATCAGCTAACATAATTAACCTTTCAGCAGACCCTTCAACCATTATGCTTTCTTCTTGGATCGAGTCTTAGGAACACCGCTATCTAACACAGGGCTTCTATCTATTACCTTTTCTTCCTCGACATGAGGAATAAGCCTGCCCATTCCCATCAGAGTCTCAATAAGCATCTTATCGTCAAGATCAACTACCGTTCCAGCCTGATGGCCTTTGCCTTGTATAACACAGCCTTTAACTACTTCATATTTCATGGTTATCTCCTTTAATAATACCTGCTCAGTAAACAGGCATAAGTAAAGAAGGGGGGCCGAAACCCCCCGACTAATTACGCGCCATCGTTACCGAAAGCGAAGCTCACAGCGTGACGTACCGCCATGTCTACTGACTGCAAAGCAACCAGGCGGATAGTGCCGCTCTTAGACATAGTGTATGGGTCAACAGTGAGGTCTAGACCACCAAACATACCGATCAGCAGGTCATCGAAGTTACCGAAGTACAGGTTACCAGCAGTAGCCTGATTAGAAACGATACCACGATAGCCATTGATGCTGCCGCCTGGCTCTACAACGAACTGAGCAGTGTTAGTAGCTTTCTCAGTAGTTTTCAGAGCGCCGTACATTGAAGCAGGCATGATGTAAGACAGGTTGCCCAGAAGAGCATTGTCTTCTGCAACAGCAGTCTCCAGAGTAACAACTTCAGCAAAAGTAGGGTTAGCTGCTGCGAAGTTAGTTACCTGGTTAACACCAGTTTGATTCAAGATACCAGTAGGCTGACCAGAAGAACCAGTGCCTTCCAGACCAGCTTTGTCGATTGCGATAGCAAGAGCGCGGCTCAGGTCATCACGGATCAAGCCTTCTACGTCTAGGCTAGACTGAATCAGAAGTTGACGAGTAACGTCAGTGAAAGCACCGAGAGTCTTAGGAGCCAAAGACACCTGACCAACAGTCATTTCAGTTTCAGTTGCGTCGCCGCCCTCTGTACCAATCCAAGCAGCAGTAGATGCAGTAGCTTTTCTAGGTATCTTAACGTCTCCACTCAGACCACCCAGCATGCGAGCGCCAGCCTGCATAACAGATGATTGATTGCGAAGTGCGTCAATGAAGTCACCACCACGGAAGTCATCACTAAACAGAGCAGAATCATCTGCGCTGTTCATGTCACGCTTCCAAGTACGCAGAACTTCAGCAGGAAGCATAATGCCCTGTGCAGTTGTGCCATACTGGTCAGCAGCAGCTCGTGAACACTCAAACTCAAACGCAGCGGCTTCTTGAGCGCGACGATCAGTTGGGTTAGCCAGAGCATTTACAGCACGGGCCAAGCTGAACTTCTTAACTTCTTGACGGCTCATGCCTACTTCCTGATCTTCCAGGGCGCGCTGTGAACCAATGTTTTCTAACAACTCACCACGAAACTCTTCGATAGAACGACCTTCAGCGATTGCTTTACGGGCCATTTCACCTTGATTGTGGCGAGAACCAAGCTCAACGATTTGAGCGGCGTTACGTTGTGCGGATTGCTGTGCTTCAGCTTTAACCGCTTCAATATCAACTTCTGACATTTTATTTTCCTCAACAAATGAAGTTTTAATTACGGGTTTGTGTGAAGGTTCGCTCGACCGTCCAACGCCAACTGTCATATCGGCAGGAATAGACACCAAACTTGCTTCTACGGGCTTCCACGAAGAGGCACGGTATGTCTCTTTATCGTTTCTATCCCGATCCATCTTGCTGATCGAATAGCCAACTGAAATGTTAGCCTTAATTCCATCAACCACATCTGAGAATGCCTCACGGGCAAGTTCACCTTTTCCAAAGCGAACCTTAGCGCGCAGTCTACGCGATGTTCCGTCAAGCTCTACAGATTCTACTACGCCAATTTGCTTTTCTGGATCGTGATCCAGTAGCAGAGGGGCGCGACCACTAGCCAAGAATGACAAATCAATTGCACTCTCACTATGATCTAATACTTCCTTACCAAAAGAACGCTCTACAGGCTCTTCGCTTGATATTGCGATCCTAACAGTTCTCGAATCCTCGTCAATTGGAGACATATCCATTTCCATTGCGCGATGATGCACTTCTGCACCCTTACGCTCTTCGATCTCCTCAACAACCTCTTCGGAAACTTCCTCTGCGGCCTCAACAACAACCTCTTCGGAACGCTCTTCATCAGCGGATACGACAACCTCTTCTACTTCAACTTCGTTGTCCATTATTACAGCCTCTTCACTTCTATCATCATCAATTTGCCCCGCAATTCTGCGAGACCACGAAAATCCAGCATCTCCACCCCAAAGCGCCCAAGCTATTCTGCCTGCGGATGGATACCCTTCTTCACCGGGCCTAAATCCCTCTGCTTTCTTATCGACTTCATGTCTAGAAAAGAACGAATACATTCTCTTAACAGTATTAAATGACAGCTCTTTTCTGTTCTTAATATCCCTTGCACGGGCTACACCAACTTCTGTGCCGCCACGACCATGTTCTTTGCGCCACTCTAATCCTTTATTGGCTTCTGATACCATTCCGTCACTAGGACGGGTGCTAATTTCCTTACCCTTGTACTTCGGCATCATCTTCACCAATTATATCAGGATCAATAGCATTTAGGTTTGCTCCAAACGGTTCAAGAGCATATTTAACACCAAACTGTTCAGCAGTATCTCTGTCTCTCGCAATTTGAGAGACTAGCTCTTCTACATCCTTACCGTATTGTGATGCAACATCTTGCAAACTAAGGATGCCATTCTTCATACCCAGAACAGCAGCATTCATCTCTTTCTGAGGGTCTACCCAAGACCAAGATCGACCCCTGAACTGAGCAGCGGTATAAAATCGATCAAACTGTCGAACAGGAATGCCAAACGTATTTAATTCCATTGCGCTGCCCAACCAAGAACCAAATATCGGGCATACAAAATGGTCAATCATAAACTGCTGCAAGTTTTTATAGCTATCACGCTCTTCAAGCGCGCCCTGCCGTATCGAACTGTAGCTAGTCGCCTCTAAGTCACCAGACAAAGTAGTGTAGCCAACACCCATAGCAACAGATATGCCACGCAATACAGACTTATGGAAAGGGTCAAACTCATTGTTAGGATACTGCGGGTCAAAAGACTTAAAGTCCACGCCATTAGGTAACTGATGGAACGTACCAGGACTAGCATCCATAATAGGCATGTTGCCATCTAGCTCGTCAGCAACAAACCCATCGCCAGCAGGAGAGGTAAAGAAGCCCATCTTAGATGCACCAACACGCGCATTCACGATAGCGGCCTCTCTCAGAGCGCCTAACTGCTTTAAAGCAGCAATACTAGAAGACAACCACGGCTCTCCGCGAGTCTGCCCAGCACGATATGTCTTAAACAGGTGAATCATTCGTTCAGCAGGAATTCTTATGTGCTTTGATGACTTACCAGTAGTTGTATAGTCGTAATCGCCAGGATGATAGCTAAGAACATGATAAGCGACAGGCTTTTTGAACCGATCAAGCTCCACGCCCATACGAATTTCGTTGCCATTAGTTAAACGCTCGTTTTTCTGCTCATCAACCTGGTCAGGCTCAATAAACTCTATTGCAAACGAGTCTTTAAACGATGCGCCACGATGTTTGACGATAAATACTTCACCATCACGAGCTAAACCCTCAATTGCGAGCTTTTGTGCGTCAATCCAAGTCATTTTGCCATCTACAGTGGGGTTTCCTAGCATTCCCCACGACTTAAACGCCATTTCTACGCGCTGATTGCCGTCTGTATCCAGCTTTCCTACACTGTCATAAGCCTTACTTTGGACGTTAAATCCCTTGTCGCCAATGACGTTATTCTTCAATAAGTCCAAATATCTACGGACATATTCGTTATTTCTAGCTAAATCACGCGATCTAGCCCGCAAATTCTTAAGTGCTGGACGCAATTCAGTGTCAGCACTAGCCTCAGATGCCTTAAAGTCGCTAAACAGATAGCCCTGGTTGTTTGCTGCATAGGCTCTCTTGAATATCTTGCTTTTAGGCGCCTTCTTAGGCTTAAGGAAATCAAAAAGTGCCATTTAGAATTTCACCTGTATTGTTGACGCGCCTTTACGACCATTCTTCAAGTCTTTATTGTTCTGCTCCCTAGTAACTTCCCCTCGATAGAAAGTCCGAGCATCTTGCAGCTCTTGGAACGACAATTTAGTCAGAGATCGGCCTGCGATAGAATAACTGGATACATCTGAGTCTGCTTTGCCAGATAACAATGACTCAATCTTAGAAACCATAATCTCCGAGTGAGATCGGGTATCTGAAGTAGATGTACTGATATTTGCCAGAACCTCTAAGTTACCCTGGTTGACTACAACCTGAGAGCTATCAGAGTTGCGCGTTATCTTGAGCTGCCAAGAATATTGGCCTTTAGTAAATCCTGCGCTGTCGGCGCTAGATATTGTGTATAAATAATGAGTTGCTTGACCTGTTGCTGTAACACTAATCTCATTTGAACCGCCAGATGTCGGGCGAGCTATAAAACTAGATGTGTATGCATCCGTTGGATAATCATCTACTAAGCCGGAGACCTTCCACTGTACAAAATCGCCAGTAACGATTTGTGTGGGTTCTCCCTCAGTAGCGTTAGCCGCATCAAAAGCGTTTGCCATTTATTTACCCTTTACCGCCAAGAATTTGCGAAGCCTCTATTTGTCTTTGGTACAAATGAGTTCCGTTTTGGCTTATCTGCCTTAACCTCTTGCTGCGGTGTTTCATTATCGCGCTTATCAGCAATAGAGTTAATATCTACATTTAAAATTGCATATGCTGCAACAGCGTAAACAAAGCAATCTAACGCTTCGTTCCTTGGTCTAATCTTCTGGAAGACTCTCTTCTTATATCCTCTAGAAAACTTAGTAACAATCTTCTCAGCAGTTAACTGCCTAAAATACTCATCATTCAAATCATCGTGAAAATGAATATATCCTGGCCCCTCATCCTTTATTCGCATTCTTGCAAACAACAGGTCTTTGACCGTATCAACACCAATCGGAAACAACATGCATTTACCAATGTTGTTTTTGGACGGCCTGCCAGCTATTGCCTTACCTTCACCACCAACACCTTTGATGGCAAACACTCTTCGGGCGTAGTTTTTCTTGGCATAGGAGTATACCGTATTTGTGAAGTGACCACCAGAGTCTACGCATGAGGCCCGTATAGGCAATTGCCTGCCATCATTTGTCATATATGTCGTAAACAAGTGACTGTCTAAGGATGTCCACAGTTGCGGCGTAGAGGGGTCTCCGTATAGTATCTGGTGACTTACCACCCAAGACTCATCATCTCTCCCCCATCCGATAATACTCAGCTCAAGTCGATCATCCTGAACGTCTACCCCGCAAGTTAAGAATATAACTTCTTCAGGTATTCCTTCGCCGTATGCTTCGCGCCTCTCAGCCAAAGAGTAATCATCAATAGATTCTCCTTGGTCTTCCCAGGTCTCTCCGAGATAGGTATTAGTCCACACTCGCAACTGCTCAGGGTTCTTCCGCATAGCCAGGAAGTCCCTCACACCATCAGCCAAAGGTGTCCACGGACTATATAAACCAGAGATAGAGAATCCTGCAATCCCTAAGAACGGCTTGTCAGCAATCCACTGTCCATTACGGATAGACCAGCGGCGATCAGAGTCAGTCCAAACCACAGAACAATGTTCACACATGTAACCAGCAGTATCCGGGTCGCTATCTATCCATCGAACATTAGACCACTGTAGCTTTTGATAATGTTGGCAATGTTTGCACGGTACTTGATAGAAGCGCATGTCAGATGCCTCAAACGCCTCCTCGATCCTGCTTGCGTCTTTATTGGTGGGAGTAGACACCATAACTATCTTTCGGTTCCAGAACGTAGCAGCTCGCTTTCGTGCAAGCTGGATAGGATCACCTTCCGACCCGGCACTAGCAGGATACCGATCAACCTCATCACATAAGACCAGGCGAATAGGTCTCGATGCCAAACCGGAGGGACTGTTAGCGCCAACTAGAGTTAAGCTGCCACCAGGAAACAGTTTGTGCAGAGTTGTGTTCCCGCTGTCTCTTGCGCGAGGGTCTTTTACTTTACCCCGCAAACAGGGAGTAGACTTGAGCAGGCCATTAGCAACACGATCCTTTGAGAACGACTGGGCCATCTCAAGCGTAGGCTGAAGGCATAGTATGGGAGACGGGTCATTATCGATGTGGTAGCCAATGATGTTAAGGATAGCCTCAGACTTACCCAACTGAGCGCCAGCCATCACGACAACTTCTCTTACCTCTGGATCAGCACAAGCGTCCATAATGCCACGCTGATATTCTGCACGGCTAGTATGCCACTTACCCGGCTCACTACTTGTCTGCGAATCCAGTCGTCTTCTTTGGTCTGCCCACTCGCTTACGCTTAGTCTTGGTGGCGGCTTTAGACCCTGTATCGCTGTCTTCAGGTGCGTCAGTAGCTCCGCTGGTCGATGAGGGATCGATTGTTGGCTCATAGTTACTTAGCTCTTCTAATGCTTCGTTTAATAAATCTTCTAGGATGGTTTGACACAGGGCCGCATCAGGCTCTGCTGACACTACGGGAGCAGCTTTAGTGGGGATCGATAACAGCTTGCCCTTTAACGCGCCCAGCACATCCTCCCACGCCTGCACTACATCAGCAGCCAGCACTAATGTCCCGTGAACCCGCGCCAGCTCTAGCTCTGCGATCTCCGCTTCTGCGTTGACCTTTCTTGTACGGGCCTCGTCATAACTAGACCCAACCTTAACTCCACCTGTAGATGGCATACTCGCTCCTATTTGCTAAATCCAAGTCTAACAAACATTTTGCGAGAGAAGGTAACATTTACGATTAGGTTTGGTAAATTCTGTCTCTAAAAAGAAACGGCGGTTGCGAAATACC